TCATAAGAACCAAAATAATTTAATGCAATTTGTTTTTTTGCTTCACCTTCACCGATTGCATAATATCCTTTTGGTGCTCTGTAATATATTTTGTATTTTAAACCTTTATATTTTTCACGACCTTGAACTTGAGCCTCACTCAACTTCTGAATTTCTTCTCTTATGATTCGTTTGAGTTTTGATTTAGTTAATTTCATTCTATTTCTCCAAAAAGTTTATTATTCATATATAAATATAACGAAATATTAAAAAAATGTTCGTTGATTTATTAATTGTTGTAAATCTCCCTTATTATAAAATTCTTCAGATATTTTTTTATAATGAATTTTCATTATATTGACTACTTTAGTTATATGGACTGTTTCTACATCTGTCATTTCCCTTATGAGAATATATAAACTTTTCTTATTAAAATTTTCAATTTCTTCTCGCTTCTTTAATAATTCTAATACACTATATGCAATTGAAATATCTCTCTCTTTTTTAAATATTTTAGGTATTGTTTGATTGAAATACTGTATCATTTCTATTATGAAATCATCTATATAACTATTAGTTATATTAGTATCAATTGCCTGCGAAAGTTGTGATAGTTCTTTTATGACTGTAGTAGCTTCTAGCTCACTATGTTTTTTTAGTTTTTTATAATTTGCATTATTATTTAATATTAAATAATTTTTTGCTACTACACTAAAATAACTAAATGCTTTAAAGCCTTTTGTATGATCGTATTTATGCATATTTAATATTAGAAAAGATAATACTTCCTGTTTTACATCTTCATAATGAGCATCGAAGTAACTAAATTTAAATGTATTAATAATATTTTCACATAATTTATTTAAAGCATATGCTATTCTATCAGCATATATTTTATTTCTAATTACAGGATCAGTTTTATTATTATATTCAATTATTGCATTCTGTACATCTTCATCGAAATACATTCTTTTATTTTTCTTTTTTATCATATATTATTTTTTTCCTCGAAAATACCATTTAATAGTAATTGTAATTCTTTTAATTGCTTAAAGAAAAATCCTGTTTCATCATCTGCTTCGTAATGTCCTGATTGATCTACTTGTTTCATTTTCTCTGTTGAGTATTCTACTATTTGTTGAAATTGTATTATAAAGTTTTCATATGTATTGATTCTCCGTAATGCATGTACAAATATGTATATAAAAAATATCAAAGCTATTGAAATTGTTATACCGTATATTTCTAAAATCATTCGTTATTCACCTCCTCCAAATAATTCATCAAATTTCTTTTTTAGATCCTTAGCATCTGCATGGCCATCAGAAACCTTTTTCGATGTATTAAATGCCTTTACTGGTTCGCCGTCTGTTTCTAATTCCTGTTGATAATGTTGTTTTTCTGCAACTGTGCCCATCCAATCTGCTAAATGGACTATGTAATGTAGTATATTTCTATTGACGTCAGGTCTTTTGAATAATGATACATTGCCCTCATCAAATAAACCATCACTCATTTTAATAGCTTTCCATACTTCCTTACTAATTGGAATATTGAAATGTTGAAGTAACCATAATGAACGATCTGTTACGCTCAACGGCTCTAATTTATTATTCCATGTATACCATTCACTTAACTTATCACGCCTCCATTGATCAGTCTGAGCAATGTAGTATGATTCATTTAAATCTCCCAACTTGCCAAGATCATGTGCAAGAGCCGCTAATACAATATCCTCATCTGTTGATGTAACGTCAACTCCTAATGATTCAAATTGCTTTTTAATTGCTAGCGATGTATCAATTACTCTTATTGTATGATCTAGCCATCCGCCAACCCAGCAATTATGATATTGTGGTTTAGTGGAAGCAGGTGCTTCAATTATTCTATCTTCGAAGTGATTTATTAATTTCATAATCAATTGATGTTTCCGTTCATCGAAGTGAGTATCTATGATATCAATAAGTCGATCCCAATTCTCAAGAATCTCTTTTGGTTCAGTTTTCATTTATATAACCTCTTTTGTATTTTCTTATTTAAACTTGTGTAGCTCTTCTAAACCAACCAAGCCAGAATCTCTCCTGCTCTGGTTTCTTTATAACTATATTTGCAAACCTTAATACACGATATGCTCTAACTCTATCAACTTTTAATTTCTGTATTGCATTAATTGTATTGGGTCCAATCTTACCATCTACTTCAATATCCGGAACGCGTGACGCATTAGCTGCTCGCTGTAATACTTTAACGGCTCCCGATATACCGAAATTGACAGCCATATCAAAATAGATATGCCTTAGATTACCTGGCACTTCATCGCATTTTGATGGTCGCCAATAATCCTGATGGTATATTTTTTTTGTCTGTTCTATTGTTAGATTCTTTATATCAATATTTGGATAGAAACGTTTTGCGATCCCATACTTCGTTTCTCCACCCCGATCATTGGGATCATTAACATAGCCACCCTCATGTTTAAGAACCTCTTCTATTATTTCATTGAATGTTGTTTTCATTATTATCTTTACCGGTTGGCTGTGGCAAAAGTTATTTATCAATTGCCACAGCCAGTTTAGTTTGATCACTTAATAGCTGTTCTCATGCTATAGATACCAACTGCAGCCGCAACTGAATATACTACTTCAGGAATCGGATAACCGAGAGCTTCTACGATACCTGCGACGCCTACAAAAATAGCCGTCCAAACAGTCTTTGAAAGATACCATTGTTTTTCCATTGTATGTCTCCTATGTTTATTGTTAATGAAATTTGTGGAGCTGGGCAGAATCGAACTGCCGTGTCGCTATTCCCCTTCAATAAGTCATTCACAGTTTAGTTAATTTCTTTCCTATTAACAAAGTCAACTACGTCTGTTCTTTTCTCAATTTTACTCGTCGTAGCTCGGTAGTCAACCAACGAGGATTTACTGTTATCTCAGGTTCTACAGATAGCGACGCCTTAATCTCAATATCTGTGTCTTGAGTAAGACGGCTTACGTCATCTAAGCGTAAGCGAAGTTGTAAGTGTTGCCAATTACATTTAGTATGATTGTAAGTAATCACCTACTGCACTTTATTGCTAAGTAACAACGATCGAAACCATGTCAGCCCCAATCTATATCAAAATCTTCATCTGTAATATAAATCTCTTCTCTCGCAACGTATAGTAAATCTAAAACGCTGTTAATTCTATTCCAATCATTCATTGATATACCTTCCTCTAATTCATTTAGTATTTCATCGAATCTATCATTATTTATTGTAACGCTACCTTTATGATTCACCAAATTCTCCTGGAATTATTAAGTTTCTATATTTTCTTAATTCCTTTTCTAATTTCTTTAATTCTTCATTCCCTTCAAAAAGTTTAGAGAAAAGTTCATTAGCTTGCTGTACAGATTGTTCTTCTGGAGCAAATAATAATTCATCTATCAAATAAATAACTTTATTCATTGCTTTTGAAAGCCCCGCCAGATATTTTTTATTATTTATAGACTCTTCTTCGAGTTTATTTATTCTCTCAATAATAGACTCTAAGATATGTTCTAATGTTTTTGATTTAGGTGTTGTATCTGTCATCATGTATAAATATTACCTATTGTTATTATTTATTAAATATTTATTCCGTGAGGATATGCTTCCATTTTTCCGGATTCTGTTACTTCAACAAATTCACAACGAGACTGGAATTCCTCAATGTTATTTGCACCCACATAAGAAAAAGCACTACGAACACCATCAGTAATATCGTTAATAATTCTTTTAGTTTTTCCTTTGTAAGCAGTAAGCTTAGATGCCCCTTCAACGTTTTTACTTTCCTCTCTACCCATCTTAGAATCGAGTGAAGCTGATCCGCGATACTTCTTATATAGTTGTTCATTTGGCCACTGCCCTACTTTTGAAATTTCACCAGGAGTTTCTTTAGTACCCGACAACAAAGACCCCAACATAACCGAATCGGCGCCCACACCAAGACACTTAGCAATATCGCCAACCATCCGAATACCCCCATCAGCAATAACAGGAACATCATAAATATCACCGACAGGTATAACATCGACAAGAGTGCTAATTTGAGGAATCCCAACACCTGTTCGGATTCTGGTTTCACATAATGAGTTGTGTACGGCGATTCCTTTAATGTTATATGATTGTTTGTTTTCAACTGTAATGTCATACACTTTTCCCCTATAATGTTTTTTATTTATGGATACTATCTTTTCAAGTTTGAATTTCACTTAAAACCTCATTTAGTATGTTACTATTAGATAAATCAGATTCCCAAATTCTGATTAATTTAAACCTATGGTGTTCTGCAAATTGTTCTTTTTTTCTATCATTAATCTGTTTATCTATTTGAATTTGATTTAATTTTCGTTTTCCTTTAATGTCATTATTAGTATAAAATTTTGGATTTCCATGCCAATAATCACCATCTATTTCTATTAAAATTCTTTTATCCTTAATCTTAAAATCATATTGAAATTTTGACATGATTGGACTATACTCATATTCAATTTTATTCAATTCAAGAAAGTCAGCGAATTTTCTCTCTGGTTTATTCATTTTATATCTATGCTGATTTTTATGGCTAATAATTCCAGCTTTCCGTTTCATTTCAGAATAAGCCATAGGATTTTTATCTCTTAATTTCTGTTGTGCATTGGAACATGCAATTGAATGTGATTTAACAAATTCAGGATTCATTCTTGCAATTTCATTTCCTCTGATTATTTTATTTATACTTTCTTTACTGTGTGTTTTTTTATAAAATGGATTATTCTTCCCTCGATGTCTCTCACCAAATTTTTTATTTTTATCATCCCATAATTGTTTAGCTTTATCATATCCATACTTATCAACCATCCATTCAAATACATTTTTTTTATTCATTGGATTATTTTCTCCTAACATATGAACAGAATTTTTTAATCCAATTTTTCTCTTTGTTTCTTTACTATGAGTTTTTCCGTAAAATGGATTATTTTCTCCTTTTATATGCTTAGCATAACATTCCACGTTACAGAATTTTTTATCTCTTGATGGATAACATATTATTTCAGACCCACATTCTTTACATTTTTTTATTATTTTTGACATTTATTATCTCCAAAATCATACTATACCCCCACCGACTTCAATAATAAATATCAAAAAATTAATTTTTTGACACGTTTATTAATAAATAATTATTATTTAATTCTTCAGCTTTAACCCATTCAGCATACTCTTCAATATTATTTTCATTTACAATATTTTCATATTTTTTATGTACTACATAAAACTTGTGATTTTTAGTACATTCTATTTCATTTATTTCCATGATTTCTTCATCTCTATCATATTCAAATTTATCTATAACTTTATTGATAGTGCCATCATGGGAAATAACTTTATCACCTAATTTAATATCTTCGATTTTCTTATTACCATATGTTGTTATAACTTCCATTTCGGGAGTAAAACAGCCATTCCCGACTCCCACCCTAAGTCCTGATGCTCCCCATTCACAGAGATCTCTTGCTGCTTCTTCAGTCGCAATTGATCCAGCAATAATTTCAAACGTTCCTTTAACTTCATTATGTAATCTCCTTAAAGCTTCTTTAACTAATTTATGATGTCCATGAGCTACATCAATAAGTAAAACATCACATCCATTATCAATAAGATATTCAGCCCTCTCAATATAATCAGCTGTAACTCCAATCGCTGCGCATATAGGAATAGTATTATCTTCTCGATTAACATGAAGCTGTGAAATAATATTTGCTTGTTTTTCGATTGACATAAATCGGTGAACAACACCAACTCCACCTAATCTCATCATTTCCTTTGCCATATCATATTCTGTTATCGTATCCATTGGTGATGAAACAATAGGAACTGATAATTTTGTATTCTTAGTAAACCGTGAAGTTAAATTTACAACACTTCTTGTTTTAACTTCACTATATTTTGGTTTGATGTTTACATCATCAAACGTTAAAGCTCTTATCATAACTACCTTCCGTTTCAATGTTCTCCCATGGATAAACAATCCAATTATCTTTTTTCTCCCATACCCAAAAATTAGGTTCAATAGGTGATACCGGATGATAATGAATTGTCGCTATCGATACTTTATCTAGCTTATTGATACTTATTAATGTTTCGCCGGTATCACAAATATCATCTACTATCAATAGAGAAGTTGTGTTGATATAATTATATACAAGTGGTATTCCCAACTTATGTGATAATATAACCCCTGGAATAAATCCTCCTCGGGGGATAGCAAATATTTTTTTAAAATTGATTTTGCTGTTAGTAATCTGTTCTGCTAATAAATTACAAGCTTCATCAATTTGATTCCAAGTTATCTTATCAAAATGTTCCTGGTCCACCTATATAGATCTCCCATTTACCACTATCACTGAGCGGGGTTGCTTTTTTTGTTTACAAGTATCAAAGTGCCATCGTTTCATATTAGAAGTGGAACCTACTAATTTACAGTAGGGGCATTCTACAGTGGGCCTCTTCCTGCCCAGCCAATAATGAGAACTATTTTTCTTCATTTTATCTTTTGACTTTTGGGTATGTTTTCTACCTATTAATGATTTTCTTATTTTTTCTTTCGTTTTATTGCTATGTGTTTTATTCAACATGGGGGGGTGTACCATTTTCCCAACGGAAATAAATGTCAGTTCTACTTAATTGACCATCACTCATATTTTTTCTTTGTTCTAACGAACGCTTCTTTCCATAATTGGGTGAATCTTTCCCCCTCTTACCGTACAACGGGTGATTTTCACCACTGAAATCTGCATGGTTTTTTCTCATTTTTTCTTTAGTGTGGTCATCATATAACTTATTCATTCCACTCATTGTCATATCATACTCTTTAATATATTTTTGTTCTAATTGATTAAGCTCATCAACATCTTTTGCAGTATCATCTATAACTCCCTAAGTGAAATTTTCTTCACCATATTTTCTGATTGCTTGATGAAATGCCGCACCAGAATTATTATTACTGGATTCGCATATATGTTGAGATTTTCTTTTTTCTAATGTATAAATTGTTTGACCTATATAACTTTTACCATTTATTTTATTTGTAGCTTTGTAGATAATCATTTTATTTCCCCTTAGTAGATTGTTAATGTTAGAACAAGTAATCCTTACTCACCAAGGTTTCGGGAAACGGTAGCAACTCCGCTGTCCCTGTTCTATAATAAATATCATTTAATCTAAAACCATCCACGTTTTATCATTACCCAAATCATTCATAACTTTCTTGTATTTTATTACTTCAACTTCTCCTGTAATATTGTTTTTTACTTTCACTATTTCATTTCTTCTGTATTTAGGTCCGGATTTAATTGGTTCAATCTTATGGCGAACATCAAATATCGTCTTGCCATTACAGTGTCCAATTTCATGTTGAATAGCAACACATTCTAAAGTATCAAGCTCATCTCCAACTTCATATGTAATTGGCTCATCGAAGTTATCAGCTTCTACTGTTATACTTTTATATCGAATCGTTCTTACATTTTTTCCTGGAAATGATAAGCAGCTTTCCATATATCCAATTTCACCACTCGAATCTATGATTTTAGGGTTAATGAAATAAATAGGTTTCTTTACATTAACAACACATACGTTTTTCAGATATCCTATCTGTACTGCTGCTAATCCTACTCCTCGTTTAGTTGATGTTAATTCATTAAATAACTTTACTGCTAAATCCTCGCCCCCCTCCATAGAAACATTTTCACTTTGTTTATTTGATATCCTTTTAAAGTTAGAATTTTTTAATATCATTTCTTTAGCTCCCCTTTACATTTTCTACATAGATATGTCTTTTCTAATTTAGCTAAGCTACCGGCTTCCTGAACCAGTTTTTCTTTCCTTGCTTTTGGAGTTTTCTTAATCTCTTTGCACTTAGAACACCTTATTTCATATGCAGAAACTATTTTAGATTTATTTTTCTTTTGAGCTTTCTTTTTCTTCTTATATCTATCGACAAGGATTTCTTCCTTCGATCTTCGCTTAGTTTTCTTTTTTGGTTTGATTTTAGTAGGTGAAAGTGTTCCTTTTAGTTTAGGCTGTTCCTTTCCTCTATGAAAAACTCTCCCGTCCTTATCAACGAATTCTTTCATAAAGTGCCAGCCAGCTGGTTTCCCTGACGGAACATACTGTGATGTTATTTTATCTGGCGGGACCAAAAAGTTAGTACACCGTGAGCAAAGTACAGCAACTACTTTATTATTTGATACTGGGTGGTATTGCTTACACCTCTTACATTGTAAATACCTAACACCCTTTTCAGTGTAACTTAGATATTTCTGTTTCTTTTTTTTCTTCATTGTTTATTATTATTGTTTATTATTATTGTTTATCCTTTGTATTTTAATATACAAACAAATTCCTATTGAGGGCAACCATTATTATTATTTAATATCTTCAAATTCTGCATTAATTATATTCTTTGCTATATATAGCTTATCACCATTCCTTAGAACGGTATCAGCGCTCCACTGCCTTTTAATTTCTTCAGGATTATAACTTTCATTAGCCGATACCGTTCCAAGTATTATGTAACGATTATCATCTACGGTGACAATCTTTTCCATTTGATACTATGAAATTTTTACAAATTTCTTTTTCGGCTTTTCAGGTTCTTTTTTCGGTATATTAACGGAAAGAATTCCATCTTCGAAATTAGCTGTAACATTTTCTGAATCTAATGAATCACTTAATTCAAATGATCTTTTGAATGATGATTGTTTCAGTTCTCGTTTGATAACTTTAGCTTTATTATCATCCATTACATTATGCTTATCACCAGAAATTGTTAAGATGCCATCCTCAACTTCGATACTAACTTGTTTTTTTGATAGTCCAGGAATTTCAGCAATGATACCAATTTTATCATCAAAGTCGTAGATATTGACTTTCGGGTAAGCATTACCTTCGAATACCTTAACGCCAAATTCATTGGTGAAATTAGGAAATTGAGCTTCCATTACCTTATCGAACATACGATCAAATGGAGTGAGAAACTCATCTCGGTTAAAGAAAGTGGGTAGGTTGTGTCTGAATGCAACTTTTGTCATTTTAGTTCTCCTATATTATGTTTACTATTTTAGTCCAACAGGAGCATCCTCTTTTGAGCTATGCTCCTCTATCATATATAAATATGTATTAATTTTTAAAACAATTGATTTATTTTTTACTTCTTAAGAAATTTTTTGTTCATCGTTTTCGCTACACTCATCATATTTACGGGTGAAATAAAACTTGCATCTTGCCCATACATTTCTTTAAAGTTTCCCCCTGAATATTTATCTACATGATTACTTCCTGAAATATAATAACTCAGTACTTTTAATCCCCTCATTTTCATTTTATTTACCATATCCTTTGTATGCTTAACAGATCTCCATCCAGCATACCTATATCTGCTCGACCCACTGGAAAAATACGGCTGACCGTCAGAATAGTTAATAAAATAACTATCTGTATTTGAATTGCCGGGGATTAAATCATTCATGATTGCTTCAAAGCACAAACCTTCGGGTGTAGTTCCCGTTGCATCAAGAGAGCGGAATAGGGAATTAATCTTTGAAATCTTATCTTTTCTTGAATCGTAAACAACCATTATCAACGGAATGCATTCCTGATGAGTTGAATGAGTTGTCCTAACTGAAACCACTACTTCAATGTTACCAGCCATGTCGCATGCTTTAATCATAGCGATCGCTGATGTCATCGCTTTATTCCATTTATTTCCACTCATGGAGCTTGATGCATCGACTGAAATATGAAGATAGGCTTTATTGAATTTTGTAACAAACGACTGGCTAAAAATATTTGAATTCCCGAAGCCCAATTCTGAAATTAATCTCTTATCAATTTTTCCGGAATCCTTTCTAGTATATTTTAATGAAGTTTCCTCACCTCTAATTTTTAATTTTCTGCCGAGTGTTTTTCCTAATCTAAGTCCATTTTCAACAAAATTATATCTCTTTGAATACCACTTTTCATTTCTTTTGTCTGCTATATAAAACATTTCAGATTCCACTAATCTTCTATTGAATTTTTTTATTACAAGACATTTAATATCTTGATTATCAACAATCCCTGCATTTTTGCCCACATCTTTATACGTGGCTTCCGAATTATCCAATGCTTCAACTTTACGATTTTCAGATTTAGTAATACTTGTTTTTTTGGGTCCCTCATCTAAGAAATTCTCCTGTCTATCAAAAGCTTTTTTTAGTAACCTTTTCTGCCTATCAGATAATTCTTTAGTTTCTATACCATCATCATTCTCATCATCCGATGAGCTATTACCATTTGTATCCATCGATGAGCTATTGGTGGTGGTAACATTCTCATCATCCGATGTACTCTTTGAAATATTCTCTAAAATTATTTTAACTACTTTTAACGCAACATTAAGACTGTCTTTCGTATTCTCTAATCTATCAATGTTCATAAAATCGATGACATGATAAATTTCTTTTAAACCCCTCAATGCATTTAATTGACTTTTGGGATTATGAAGATTGATTATTCTGAATAAGTAACTCTTGATATCCTCTGTTCTCATTTCAGAACTTATTAAACCATTATCAATATCTTTGCTATAAAAATATTTATTATACATTGAATGGTAATAACCTTTATATCCAGGTGAAGTCTTGAAGACATATTGATCAACTCTACGATCCTCGACATAATTCAATATGGTTTTTGTTAGTTTTAACACCCCATTATATAAAAGATGTTTTTGCTCACCTAAACGAAATATCTCATCAGGAATATTATGTCTTATCATTTTCAATAAATTAAAATCTGATAATAAAATATGTGACGATTCATGTAAAGCTAATCCAACAGCCACATCAAAAGTTTTATCATTTAAATTAGAGCCGATAGTAACTGTTTTATTATCTGTAAAGCTAATCCCCTTGCTGGCGAATTTTACTGGAATATTTTTCCCTGTAACAATATTAACAAAATTACTAATAGCGCGTTTATAACTCGCGATAGCGACCAAATCTTTTTTATATGATTTTTTAGATGTACCGAGAAAATCATCAACCAAAGAAGAATTATCTCCAATCCAAAATTTCGAATAATTATTTTCCATTTTTTTCCTTTTCATTGCACTTCTCATTACACTTAAATATACAAATAAATCCAATGCAAGGCAAGGATTATTTTCATAAAATGTTAGATATTTTTTCTTCTGGGTTTGTCTTGGCATGCATTATATTAAATAATGCTGTGTATAATTCTACCATAGTATAACTTCTTTTAATGGCAGTAACAATAGTAAGTTTGTGTTTCGGGTTTATAAATTTATGATTCTCTGTAAGTTCCATAGCTTCTTTTTTTGCTCCTGATAAATCCCCACCCATTAATGTATTTTTGTCGAAGCCATACTTATAGACTAAATTATTTATAAATTCTGAACTAAGATATGATATATTCTTTTTTTTCAATTTATTTTTTTATAACTATTTTTTAATTTAATTATTATTTATTTTTTTAATTTAATTATTATTTATTTTTTTTGTTACTTCTCTCACTACGCTCTGTTTATATATATGAATATAGTTTCTGAAACAATCAATTTATTTTGTATTTTCAAAAAATATTTTCCCCCCACCCACCACATTACAGTTTATTATTTATTTAGAAGGGATTTGAAGCCGTGTTCATATCATTCTCAGTAAATAATTCATCACTTGATTCATCATTGATGAATTTCTGAATAATCTGTTTAACAAATGTTCTTTCAGAATCGACTCCACCTGAATTATCATACTGAGGATAAATTGTAATCTCAGCCGCATCAACTAAAGCAAACCCATCATAAAGTAATCCAGCTAATTCAACTGAGGTACGAGTACTAATCCCAGATTCGATTCGTGGATTTTCACTATTAGATTCGACTCTGGTTAAATGAGCAATCTTTGATACATTTTCTAATGCTTTAGAAGCGACGTTAGGGAACATATATTTCAATAATCCATGTTCCTCAGTATCAGTGAGTAAGTCCATTTCGATGATTGTGAAACGATCTCTCATCGCACGATCTAAGGATCTTGTGGCTGTATATTCGTTTCCGATATTCGCAGTAGCAACAAATGTAACACCATCAGCTACCATAACAGTTTCAGAATCTTTCTTTTCATCCAACCGAAGATAACGTTGCCCGTAATCCAGGACAGTCATTAAAATGTTCCAGGCATCGGGGTGTGCTCTTGTTAACTCATCTAACAGAATGATTGCATTAGAAGTTCTAATAGCTTTAACAAAAGATGACTCATCGAAATAAGTTCCCGACTCAGGGCTGAAATGTGTATTTCCAATCAGAGTCGCTCTTGGATCTTGAGTAGCACCGAGGTTAAAAAAATATGAGGGGCGATCATCGAGAGCGGACATTAACGATTTAGCTGCCATTGTTTTACCTGATCCAGCCATACCAGTCATCATAATATTTTTTCCACGAACAGCAGATCTAATGAGATACTTCCATTTTAGTTCATTCATAAATAAACCTTCAGGCTTTAATTTATATGAATTGTGAATGAAATCTAATGTATCTCTATGAGCATCGGAAATTACGACAGGCTCATCTGGTTCTACAACAAACATATCAGATGGAACAGCTTTCCAATAAAGCTTTCCTGTATTTGTTTCAGCAACCATCAGAGCAT